TGTGATAGTTGTGTATTCAGTTGATCTGCATGAGTTTGTACAATGTTGAGTCCAATGTCTAGGATGTTTGCTACCCCACTGAACCCAACAGTTGCAATAACAAGACCAGCAATGAATGTTTTCATTTGTTATCAGGCAGGAAGAACACAGAAAGTACCACACCACTTGCGAACCCATTGTAGAGTTTCAGCATAAGAAGTGCGAGGTTTGGACATCACCATACTCACATTCTTCTCAGGATTGTAAGCAATAGCAACAAACTTGTCTTCAACTTGTTGAATCCACATTTGATTCACTTTACCTTCTTTCCAGTTGGTGTGATAGTGAAAGATTTGATCCATTTGTGTTTCTCAACTTTGATACATGTATCATACCATGGATTTGGTCATTTGCGAAAATATAGCGACCACTTCTACAACTGGCACATGGTATAACTTACTTGTATTGAGTTTGTATAAAGCCCCCGACAGGATTTGAACCTGCGACCAATGGTTTACAAAACCATTGCTCTACCACTGAGCTACAGAGGCAAAAAAAGTTACTCCTGAGAGTATTTAATCACTAACCAGATGACTAAAGAAATGCCACCTATGATTAGTATATATTTCCATGCAGCAACCAAGAAAACAACTGCTAGAAGTGCTAAGATAGCACCTCCATCAATTCCACCATCAGAGGAAGAATCATCAGAGTCATCACTAAATGCTGCCCTCCATTGTGCAGCAGCATTTAGACATTCACCACCAGTAGAAGATTCTGCAATAGCAACTGCATCATCATATGTATATGCCTCAACTTCAATATTTTGAATGAAGTTAGATGGCATTCTTACCATGCACTTCCAGGTTTGCATTTCAGTTACTTTTGTTGTTGTATTCTACAATATATTGCTTGAGAGTGTCAACATAATCATCAGGGTTCTTGATAAACACCTGAGTTTCACCTGAATGACAAGAAATCAGAGTAACAATTTGTTCTACTTTGCGACCAGTCATTTCTTCATACATTTTAGCATAACCTGTCTCTTGCACAAAATAACCAAGGATCTGAGATTCATACTTTGGTTTAGAAGAACTCTTGAAGTCAATAATAGACAGTTTACCATCAAACTCTGCAATACAGTCTACACGACCAGCAATGCCAAGTTGTTCAGAATACAATGCACATTCTTGATAGTGAACATTGTTAATCATGTCAAGCAAGTGCTTGAATTGATTGAACAATTTCAGAGCAACTTCATAATTCTCATTGCCTTCATATTCTACAAAGTCAATAGAATTATCCACATATTGTTCCACAATACTGTGAAACTTAGTGCCATTGGTAGATGCAAACTGACTGATCTTATTTGCTACTTCTTCACCTACACGTTGCCTCCATTCATTGATACTATGACGAGTCTGATAGGAAGTAACTGAAGTGATAGAAGGCAACAGTTTGCCATTCACACAATACTTACGAGAACCATTAACAGTTTGAGTTGGAATGTCTGCAAGTTTGGGCAGATTAAGGTGCTTGAAAGGTTGAGAAATAGTCAGCATGTTTGTGTTGTTGTTAATGATCAAAGGAACTCAGCAATATAATAGTCAACAGTAATTTCTAATTCTGCTGCTTTTGCTTCAAGTTCCATAGCATACTCTTCTGCCATTTGTGCATCTTCATGTTGACAGAAGAGATCAAGAGTGGAATCAGTCATAAAATTATCTTTCATACATGTATGATACCATAGATTTACAAGAAAGTCAAGCATGTGTGTGTCAGTTCATCAAGTGTCACATGGTATAACTTTGATACACCATTTTTTGGGTATCATGGTGCATCTGTTTGTCTGCATTTGCATTAACAATAAATGCAATACACAGGCAGATGATACAGAATAGTGCAGGTTTCATTTGTAAAGATAACCTCCTGCCCAATCAGCACGTTTGTACATTTCTTCACAAGACTTTTCATCCATGAGATTATACCTCACACCTTTAGCAGGTGATTTCCAAGATGCAGATTTGTAAACATCACCAGTATTCAAATCAACAAAAGCATGAGCACTGCGTTGTTTACTAGGACCAGCAAGATGTACAATCCTTGCATACTTTCTACCTTTCTCATAGGTATATTCATCCAAACCTTCACCCATGCACAGTTTATCAATCTGTTCTTTGTGCCAATCTACATTCTCACCTTTAGCAATGTATTCTCTATGGCGATCAATACAAGAAGATTGATAATTGGTACGCAGAACATCACAGAACTGCTCAATCTTATCAATAATTTGTTCAGTGTTCAAAGTGGTGTTTTTCATCATGCTTACAGCATAACACAGACAACAGGAAAAATCAAGGGGTATTGTAGCAGTTTGTCAACTGTCCACCTTCAGGTGTTCTCTACAATATACAAATCTATCCCATTCTTCATCTGTAAAATTATCACTTGCATATTCTATTCCTACAACATAAGAGCAAAACTTATTTACTTCTTCTGACTGCTGAGATGCTGTGATAACAATAGAAGCAAGAAGTTCAATCATTTAGTTTCTGATGGGGCAATGTGTTTGTGGGTCATAATCAGACCCATCTGCAAATGATGCAGCAGTGTTGTGAATGTCTTTTGCTTTGTATAACAAATACTCAAGATCTTCTATGAGTTCAGTTAAATCATCATCAGTTTTTCCAAGTAAAGCATCCTCAATTCTATCAAATGCAGATGATGTTTGTAATGAGTGTGAATGTATCATTTTACCTCATATTTCTGTTTGATATGATTAAGTGCTTGCTTGCGTGATTTTAGTTTACCTTTGCAAGTGCCTTTAGTATTCTTTTGTTTACCTGAGTTGTGTATCCAATTTGGAGTGTTCATTGTTCTTAAGTATAACAGGCACACCTGGAATCGAACCAGGGACATTCGCTTAGAAGGCGAAGGTTATATCCTCTTAACTATGTGCCCAAGTATAAAGGGGCATTGCCCCTATTTATTATCAGAAATCAATCCATTCAGAAGTAGGTTCTGCGACCACACTTTCAGTGCTAATCATATCATCACTGTTGGTGATAGCATCAAGAATGGAAAGAATCTCACTACCAGTTTGACCACGACGAAGAGCAGCAATCATCAGTTCAGTAGACATAATAAAAAAGCAAAGTGATGTGAATGATGTGTAACTTTTAGGGCAAACACATTCCCACAATCAATCAGTAAGACCTATTTGAATATCTTCATCTTCATCAGGAAGATTATAGATCAATTCATAGTAGTCATCATAATCAACACCCAAATACTGAGCAAAATCTTCTAGATCATCATGTAATTTACAAGTGTCAATCATGTTCCCTCAACTGTTGATATAATACATCATAGCACATAAACTCAGGATTTGGGAGTGTTATGTGCCAGTTCTACAGGTGGCACATCAGTATTATCTACTGTCTGTGCTTTCAGGGTAACAAATGGATCACCAACAAGTAGTAGAACCACAAGAAAAATACCTTTCCACATGTTATCAAACATCATAAATCTTATTCATGTTGATTTGTTCCCTGTACCACACTTTATCTGCTTCTGTGTTCCAAGGAAGACCTAACAAAAAACTATAATGATTTGCCCAAATGTCACAACTACTCTCAAACCATTGTTTCATCAGTTCTGAATTAAGATTTTGAAGTTGCATTTCAATTTTGTTCATGAATATATGATAGCACACAATCACTAGAAAATCAAGTGGTTGTGTGCCAGTTCTACAAGTGTCACATCTTAAGCATCAATTTCAGCAAGTTTCTTTTGATTGCGTAGATCTTTGATGATAAGTTGCAGTTCAATTACATCTTGCCTGCAATCTTCAAGATCTTCACACATAATTTCATATTGATATTCAGACTTACATTTCCTAATTTGCTTGCTCAGTTTATCATATTTCTTCTTTGCGTCTTTGAGATCTTTTTCGTATTCTTGAATTGATTTGTAGTTCATTTGATATAAGGACTATTGAAATAACGACGAAAAACAGTGACAAGAATAATAAAAGTGCTAGTAACACCAACCAAACCAAGGAAGGTAACAGCATCACCAGAAAAATCTAGAGTGTTAAGCATTTGTTTTTTAATTACTCTGTAATAATAGCAGATTCAAAGGGAAAAGTCAAGGAATAGTGGACAGTTCACAAAGTGTCAGGGAGTAGGATCAAAATATACAATTTGCTCTAACATTGGCAGGATCTCATATTCAATGTCCTCAAGATGTTGTCCCATGATAGTCATGTCCATCTCATGAAGTTTATTTTCACGTTCTACAACTTGCTTGAGTATTTTATATGCTTGCTCAATATCAGAATAAGAATAAATCCTAGACATCACCATTCACCTCTTTGAACAAGAATGTTGCGAATCTCAGTATAAGCAAACTTCTTGAGTTTAGGATCAGTTGTAGTATCAAATACTTGATACATTTTCTTCAGATATTCATCCTGTGTTGTAACTTTAATTACCTTTGCTTTAGTTACACCAAGACCAGAAATAGGTGATCCTGCTTTAGTCTTAGGACGACCAAAATTGCCAGTTACATTACCTTGAGTGCGCAATTTAGTTTTGATCTTAGAAAGATTGGAAGTTGCGAAGTTCATCTGTTTTTGATTCATACAAGTATGATAGCACAAGCAAGGGCACAATGGGAGATCCCTGTGCCACTTCCTCAACTGTACCGTGTGAGACCTTCAATGGTGCTTTGAAGTTTATTATACAATCTATTCAAACTTACTTGTGAAGAACTCTCCATAAGTTTCTGTTCTTTCTTTGATAACAACTGAAGAGAAGTTTTAAGTGCTTCCATTTCATCAATGCTTAATCTAATATAATCTTCAGTCACTTTACAACTTTCCAATTAGGGTCATTTGTTTTATCAATCCAAAAGAAGTATTTCTTATTGATTGATGCTAAAAACAATTGCTTATCATTTTCTTGTTCTACATGACAACCATGCAGACTATCCATCATATTAGCAAACCTATTCTTTGCTTTATTAGAAATAGGTTCAACATTTACCATTTTACGTTTCATTTTAGTTGTCATCAATTAACTCCACAAAAAGACCAGAAAGGTTGCTCTAGTTCTACATCATCAAAGGTATACAGATATTCACATCCACTCTCTTTAGCATACTTATACAGTTGCTGGTGATTTTTGAAATGTTTAGGGTAAATTATATCTTCATCAGTTTCTCCCCTTTCATGATAATAAAGAGGTTGTTCTTCACGAGTATTAGAATACTTATTAGTTCCATCTTCATTCTTAATGTGATCACCATTCTCATCTTTCATGAGTATACTGTCCCATGTTTGGGTAGTTTTTAATGATGAAATATCACCACCATCAATCAAATCAATAACTTTACTGCGTGCTTGATAATCTTTTTTCAAGATGTTACCATTCCATTCAGGATAACCATCCCAATGACAATATACACCAGAATAGGTATTGTCTTTGTGTTTGATTGAAATGAAACTACGAGTTCCCATGTCTTTGATTGATTACTTTGTAATCATAGCACAGGATTCCCTGTTTGTGGGGATTAGTGTGCCACTTCCTCAACTGTCACCTAATGTATAAGTTCTTGGACCACGATTTGGATTTTTTCTAATATATTTTTCTACTGCTTTTGCTCCTATTCCTCCTTGAGAATCTAATACTTTTGTTATTTCTTTTTTTGAAAGTTTACCTTTCTTAGATTGTATTTTTGCAATTTCTTTTTTCTTTGCTTCTTCTAAAAATTGTTTAAAAGTAATCATAACTTTTTGGAAGTATTTATTCATTTAGGGCAATGCAAAAAGTATTGATACCTTGCTGCATTTGTAGGAGCATATTCTATTACATCACAACCTTTGTAAGTATCTACAACTTTAAACTTCTCATCCTTTAATGTTGGTTGAGAATACATCCAGTTAATGAAGTATAAAACTGCAGAGAGACCTACAGCAAAAATAACAACCCCTCTAATCATCATTATCATCCCAAGGTGCTTTACGATTCATAAGTTCTTTAATTCTTTCCACAACAGCAGGATTTTGTGGTTGATTTAATCTTTCTACAAGTTCATTATAATCCTCTACTGATAGAGTAATCTTTGGTAGTTCTTGTGCTAATCTCAACTTACGTTCTGGACTGATAGTTAGATTGTAAGGGTCATCATAAGGGAAGATATATTCTCTATACCAACCAATACTTAATGATTCCCAGAACTCACCATATCCCCATTCATCACCATCATCATAACAGTCAAGAATATACAAGATGTTGCGAAAACCATCAAGGAAATATTCCCATTTTGTTGGTTCTTCAAATCTCACGGCGTTTCATTACTCCAATAGTATCTCAGTTTATCACCATCAGCAGAAATATTCAAGTGATATGTTTTGTTGTTTTGTGTGTAAACACCAATCCATAGAGTTCTTTCATTCATACTTTCAAGATGAAACATTTGAATGTCTTGGAGTACAATCTCATCAGGATTTTCAGTAAATCTGCTCATTTTGCCTCCCAGAACTTACCTTCAGGTCCACAAGAGTAATCAAGACTTTCCCAACACTTCGCACGAAGCATATCACAAAACCTACTTTCGTTGCCAGTTACAAGATTTGTGGAAGTATTGGGGGAGGTGCAAGTATCGTGTCGGTGTCCCATTCCAAATAGATGACCCAACCAATCTTTACGATAATACTTACAATCTTTACAGAGTTTCATTATTCTTCCTCACTCGTTCAAGAAACTCATCACTCTGTTGATACAATCGTGCAATCAAATCTTTGATATCATCAATTGCAATCACATTATACTCTACATTCATATTCTCACAGATGAGAGCATCCACCATACATTCAAGTGTGATGGCTTGCATATGTTCTGGTGTGATTGGTGTCCCATGAGGCATACCAGAACATTCTTCATTATAGAAGTGATTATATCTTCTCAGCACAGTATTACTTCTTTCTCTTCGTTCTGCTTCTTCCAACATTTCTTCATGAGTTAGCATTTCTTTCAACCTTTGTTTACCATATTCAGTAAGTTCGTGTTTTTTGTTGCGAAGTTCTTCTACTTCTTCTTGTGTGAGATTGACCCAAGGCATATCATCGTTCATTTAGTTTTGCCTCAAGTTCTTCAATTCTATCACACAACTCTGTGATAATATCAATCAAGGCATCATAATCAATATTTTCAATATCATTTCCATTCTCCATATCCATATATGAAGAATAATAGAGTTCTTTCTTGAAGTTTCGGTTAGTCATCGTAATTTACCTTTGATTTTAGTAAGACAATCGTTGAAACCTTCTACAGTACACTCAACATAAACATTTTGAGAACCAGCAGCAGATTGTTCTTTGGGCAACCATTCTTCAATCTGTTCTACTAAACTTTCAATATTCTGCCCTGATGGATTGTTGTTAATAAAGATTTCATCCCACCAATCAGCAATAATATCATACAGAGTAGTGGGTTTTGGTTTTTCTACTTTCTGGTACTTTACACCACGATAGTAAATGCAATCACCATCTTTAAGAATTACAGAGGGGTCAATTTCAGTCATTTTACTCCAAGCAAGTCCTTTTCAAAATCAGTCAAACGAGCAAGAAGTTCTTGTCGTTTTTGTTCTTTGATTTTCTCTTGTCGTTTTTCTTCCAACATTTCATCAAGAACATCCATCATACCATCAATAGTGTATGATGCCTTATTCCAGTTGCTCTCACCCTTTTGAGTGATGAACATTTTTTCATCAAATCCTTCTGAATGGAACATTTCGTAAATGCGAATTACATAATCATCATCTTTGTCCTCATAAACCTCAACACTTAAATCAAGTTGTTTTGCTTTGGAAAAGAGTTTGAGAAGTTCAGTTGCTTTGATAGTCATTTGATAGTCACCGTTTGATTTTTGATTTGACAAAGACGGGAAAGATTATCACCCGCAGTAGCAACTTGGAAGAAGTTGTAGTTAGTCCCACACTGTTCGTTGAGTGCTTGTTGAGTTGTAATGACTTTCATAACTCCTGTGATGGGAGCAGCAAGAAGAACCAAAACAACAGTACCAACAATCAAAACAGTCCAAGCACCCATAAAATCAAAGTTGTTGCGTTTCATTTCAATTCTCCTCCTGTAAAATCTTTGATTTGTGGAACATCTCCACAAATCTCATTCACTCGTCCTACTGTTTGGTCTTTGAGTGCTTGACGACACTCTAAGTTCTTATTATATGTTTGTTGGAAGAGCACTCGTTGTTGTTGAGCATCATAGGTAAGCACAGCAGCAGCAACGATTATAAAAATAGGGATAGTCAAAAATATCCAATCAAATCCATCAAATTTCATAGTGTCTCCAAATCTTCATTAATAATGTCTTTAATGATATTATACTTGATTTTATCAATTTCTTCATCTACCCACTTCTTCACATTCTCATTCATACTTTTGAGTGCGGTTTCCCATTCTTCGTTAGTCATTCTTCATCTCCAAATCTAAAAGGATAAAGTCTTTTCACACCACCAGAAGCATACTTGATTTCTTCTTCTAATTGACGAATATAAACGAAAATTGAGTATGAAACCTCAAAGTGCTCTAACTCTTTGGTCTCATTATTATAGCACGAAATGTAGGATTTACTCATAATGCCTCCAATTCATCAGCAAGTTCAAGGATGTTCTTTTCAGTAATACCGATATACTTGAGTTCTTCTACAACTTTACGAAGAACAGCAACAACTCCATCTTTTGGAAAGTTGTATGTATCCTCTGCTTCGTATGCTCTCATAATCCTTTTTGCTCGTTCAGTCATAGTGCCTCCAATTCATCAGCAAGTTCGTTAATGTCTTCCATAATTTTATTGACTATTTCCCATTCAGCATACTGCATATACTTAAGTATCACTTCAATAACAACTTCACGGAGAGCATTAGCAAGGCTGTATTCATCAAGGTCATCTGGATATTCTGTGTTTCCCCAAAATGCTTCTTTTACTTTTTGTGCTCGTTCGGTCATAGTGCCTCCACATCATAAGAGATTTCATTTAGTTCTTGAGCAATATGAAGATGCCAAGGTTCATTTTCAAGCACTCCATCTCTATGAATGATAGAAGAAATCACACGAATAGCAGTAGCAAGTGCTTCTTTCATATCATCGGTGGGTTCTACAATCAATTCTGCTTTGAATGCTTCCCAAACTTTGTATGCTGCGTCAGTCATTGTGGTTCTCCAAAAAGTCCAGTGTATCCAGTGGAATAAGATGTTTCGTAGCAACCATCATCATAACCCATTTGATAGATTTTTTGGGCAAACTTCAAGAGGTCTTCTTCATCACATTCCCAGTAAATGTCGTGTGTTGTTTTACTTATGTGTCTATCAAACCCATAGGTGTTAGCAAGTTCAAGGATTTGGTCTTTAGTCATTGTAGAACATCAATAAGTTTGTTATACATCCAAGAGATTATGAGTGCTTGTGCCCAAGTAAGAGAAAAGAAAGACACAAGTGCCCAACCCATCAATCCCACAAAAATATAAAATCCAATTGTTTCAACAATCTCGTGTTTAGTCATTTGACATTCTCATTAATAGGGGGGTCAATCAATCCTGGTGGAATTACATACCAGATAATGTTGTTTGTTTTGCGAATATCTGTTAGAGCATACATAAACTCATCAATAGTATTGAAAGATAATACTTCAAAGTCCTCTTCTTGATGAAGAGAAATCTTTTTATTTTGAATATCTACCACATATTTTACTGGAGTTTTAAGGAGTTCAGTCATTTGTTTGCCTCCATTTTGAGAACTCCCAGAACAAAGAAAAAGTTTAGAACTTTTTCTTTGAGATACTGCCTAACCGAAAAGGTTTCTTCCTCTTCTACAAACTCTTTCATCTCAAAGTCCTTACCATCACGACCACAACGGTCTTCTTTGTCTCTCATAGCAAGAGCAAGAGCATTATACTTCGTCACCTTGCCGTTAAAGTAATCAACGGTCTCATACTCATAAAGAGCACAAGTGCTAAACATCTCATCACGATCTGGTTGGAAGTGCTTACAATTCTTACAAGCAGGAATGGTGGAAGTCATTTGGGTTGTTTGTGTATGAGAGTATTATAAGGCATTCACAGGGTCTGTGGTGAGGTCTTGTGACGGTTTCTCAAGTGTCCTTATGATATTTTTACTCTTTTGGAGGTGTCTATACCTCTTGCTTTTTGATATTTTGATAAACTTCCAGGATTTGAAATGAAACCAGTTTCAGTACATTTCCATCTTTGAGAATTAGTTATTTTTGCTCCTTTTTTTCCTACTTCACTTAATTCATCAGCAGTCATAGCAAATACTCCTAAACCAAGTTCTTTTGTTCTTTTACTATTTTTACTCCTTTGTTCAAATGTCATTCCATATATACCAGTTCCATTTTTTTCGTTAGTTTCACTTGATTTTTTACCAATTTCTCTTCGTTCTTCTGTTGTGAGTGCGTGAATACCTAATCCAAGTTCTTTTGCTTTTTTACCACCAATACTACATATCCATTTTCCACTTTTAATCATTTCTTCACTTTTTTTCCTTCTCCATTCTTCACTTCTTACAACACCAGAAGGTCCTTCACCACCATCACTTTTATTGCGAAGAATACCAGTTCCTAAATCTTTCCTACCAAAAACAGCAATCATATAAATTTCGTGTTTGAATGCTTCTTCTTCTGTTATGTTTTGTTTTAAGAAGATTATTCTTGATTTATCTTTGGGAACACTTATTCCCCTTTGATGATTTGCATATATACGATTTCCCTTTCCCTTACCAACATAGTAGGGTGTTCTATCTTCACGCAAATATGCGTAAGTATAATACTCTCTTGGAGTTTCCATTTCTATTCTATTTGGACGGCATTATTATTTATAATAGAAAAGGTGTCCCGAAGAACACCCAATCTTTGTCTGTAGAGATTGCCGTCCAAACAGACATTCTTATTTATAGCAAATCTAATTCATCACTCATCCTCTCCAAACCCATCAAAGTATTCTGTGCAAAAGTTAAAACTCAAACCAACCTTACCAACTTGAAAATCTACTCCAAATAAAGAATTAGTAAAGAATGAGAATAGGATGTGTAATCCACCATCACTAAAAACTAAACGACTGGGATTTTCATAATGAACCCAGA